GTGGGGATCATTCTTAACCTTGATTGAGATTCAGAATGACAGGATTACTGGAGGTGGCCCCACTGATTACAACGAGTTACGAAGATTGGAAGAGACTGGTTGGCAGAAGTATTCTATCAAGATTGGTGATAAGTATTACTCTTACCAGAAGCTAGATCCTATTGCTACGATGTTAGGTCTGGCTGCTGACATGCGGGATGGTATGCGGAACCCTTCAGTAGACACTGAGAGTATGGCGTTAGCTTACTCAGCTATTGCTCTAACCTCATTGAAGCGTAACGTATTGGAGAAGTCATTCTTGATTGGTGTAGATCAGTTCCTTAACTCATTCAACGATGAGAACTCTATGTCTTCTTACATGAAGAACTTCGGCACATCATTCTTACCAGCATTGATACCGCAAAGCGGAGAGATGATTACTGGTGACTCAGTACAGGCTGAAGCTTGGACATTCATGGATGCGGTTAAGCGTAGAACATTGTTTGATACTGGCAGCCTTGATCCTAAGCGTAACATCTTAGGTGAAGAAATGTCATTCCAAGAGGTATCAAATGTTGTGGATGCAGGTTTTGATATTATAGCTAACGTGTCTGAAGAGAAGACTGATGATGTGATTGAGGAAATTGCATCTCTGCGTCATGGGTTCACACTTCCTAGTTACAACATTGCAGGCGGTATTGATTTGAGATCATTCAATCAGTCGAATGGAAGAACTGCTTATGACTTCTATAGGATGAAGCATTCTGAGGTTGTCATTGGTGGTAAGAAGTTGAGATCTGCACTGAGTAAGTTGATTAAATCTAATCGTTATCAAAGTATCACAGCTTACTCTCACCCAGACTTTAAGACTCAGCGTATTGCAGAGATCAGCAAGGTTATGAATAGATATAAAGCTAAAGCTTTGCGTGAGACATTGATTGAGTTCCCAGAGATTGACGACATATATAAAACCAGCGCAGTTCTGAGGAGACAATCTAGGAGAGGCGTAGACATTCAATCACAAGTAGAAGAACTCATTAACACATACCAGTAATGGCCACATCATTTACACAACACACAGGAGATGAGGCAGTTAGATCATATCTAGCACCTCAAGATTACATTGATAAGTCCCACGTACAAGCATTCGTTGATGATGTACAGGTTACTCAATCAGAATCATTAACACCTACTACCTTCATCCTTGAGGATATAAGTGGTAGCATCTACGCAACCTTTGGTAGTTCCATTACGTTGCAGGGATTGACTATTGATTTGAAGAGGGTGACACCAGAGACAAGCATCATTAACTTTGTCAATGGTACTACCAACCAAGCATCTGATTTCAACACAAGCTTCCAGCAAGCCGTGTACATCGCCATTGAAGCCCGTGAACAATACTAAAGATAAACTACAGAAGCTCTTAGACATGACGATTGATGATCTGATTGCTAAGATTGAGACAGGTGAAGCTACCAGTGCTGATCTTTCAGTAGCTACTAAGATCCTCAAAGACAATGCTATTGATGTGCATGTCGAGAGTGATGATCCTAAAGTTGTGAAGCTGAATGGAATGGCTAACCATGAGTACAGGTTTAAGCCTAAAGTAAAAGAGGGATAATACATTTGCCATTACCTTCGATGTATATACATTAAGGCTATGGTAACTAAATCAGTGCAAGGATATGAAGGATACCTCATCAATAATAAGGGTGAGGTGTTCTCTAGTAAGCGTGAAAACAGGGTTAAGAAATTAAAGGAGGACATCTCTCCTTTAGGTTATAGGAGGGTGACTCTCTCCAAGGATGGTAATACTAAGAGATTCTTAGTTCACCGCTTAGTATTAACTCACTTCGATAGACTTCCTAAGGAGGGTGAGGTTTGTCGCCATCTAAATGGAGACCCCAATGATAACCGCATAGAGAATTTAACTTGGGGTAGTAACCATGAAAACTGTGAAGACGCTAGGGATCATGGTACAGGAGCAATGAAGATAACTTGGGAGGATGTTGACCATGTTAGGTATTGGTATTCAAAGGGTTTGTGCAATACTGACATCTCTAATAAAACTGGAGTGTCTTCTGGAGCTATATGTCACATAGTGTCTGGTTCATCATGGCAAGAGAAGCATAGACGTAAACCGTTCACTAGAGCTTATGAATACGATATGCGTCCAGAGTGGGTTGATGGTGAGAAGGTTAGTCTTAGCCGCCATAGAAATAGAAACTTTAAAGCCAACTTTGAGATCGCTGAAGAGATTCGAGAGATGAAAAGAAATGGAGTTAGATCTGTAGAAATTAGCGAGAAGACAGGTTTAAGTTTAGCCATAGTCAATAACATCGTAGCCAATAGAACATGGAAGAAGTAAATAACGCACTGCCGTCAGATCATCCGTTGCAAGATTTTAGAAACTTCTTGGATCTTGTCTGGGAGTTCTTGGCTCTACCCGAACCTACACCCATTCAGCTAGATATTGCACATAACATGCAGGAACTGTGTGAGCGTGACCTGCATCACCGTAAAGGCATAGTGCAAGCTGGGCGTGGTACAGGTAAGAGCTTCATCTGTTCTAGCTTTGCTGTATGGAAGCTACTCTTAGACCCTACTGAGAAGATCCTAGTTGTCTCTGGTAATGAGGAACGTGCTAAACAGTTCACCCTCTTCACTAAGAAGCTGATTGATAACATGGATATACTGGCTCATCTACGTGGTGGTGAGCGTAACAGTACGTTGTCCTTTGATGTTGCTGGTAGTGGTACTTCTCACTCACCCAGTGTGAAGGCTGCTGGTATCATGGGTGCTATCACTGGTTCACGTGCTACCTTGATCATTGGTGATGACGTAGAGACACCATCTAACTCAGAGACTATCGGCTCACAAGAGAAGCTTGATGAGCGAGTGAAAGAATTTGGTGATATTATTGTGCCAGAGTCACAGCGTATCATCTTCCTAGGTACACCACAAACTGAAGCATCTGTTTACAACAAACTCAATGATCGTGGCTATGATCTAAGAGTATGGACTGCTGAGTATGTAAGTCAGAAGGAGAACATCGACAAGTGGAATGGTAATGTGATGCCATTCTGTGTTGATGATGACAAGGCTGCTAAGAACTCTAGGGATATGGGTGAGCCAACTGAGCCTACCCGATTCTCTAAATCTATCCTAGAGGTGAAGAGGTTAGAGCATGGCATGACTCGATACATGCAGCAGTACCAGCTATGTCCTGCATTGCTTGACCAAGATAAGTACCCACTCAAGCTGAATGATCTCATCGTTATGGATGTGGATAGGGAGAAGGCACACCAGTACCACATCTACGCTTCCAGATTGGACTGTGCTATTAAGGATCTACCGATGGTAGGCTTTAATGGTGATCGTTACTTCCAGCCCTTAGAGAGTGGTGGTGGCCTTGTAGAGTTCACTGGTAGTGTGATGACCATTGACCCCTCTGGACGTGGTGGTGATGAAACTGGTTACGCTGTGACTAAGATGCTCAATGGCTACATCTATGTGATGGAAGCTGGTGGTATTAAAGGTGGCTTTGAAGAGCAAACCTTAGAGAAGCTTGCCTATATTGCACAGTCTAATGGTGTTAATGAGATCATAGTCGAGAGTAACTTTGGTGATGGTATGTTCTGCGAGCTACTTAAACCAATAACCCAGCGCATCTACCCAGTAGCTATCTCTGAGGTCAGAAGTAATACCAACAAAGAGAATCGTATTGCTGATGTTCTGGAGCCAGTGATGAACTCACATAAGCTGGTGATCAATAAGTCTGTGATCGAATCAGATCATGAGCAGATACAAAAGTACCCTGCTGAGAGTGCTGTGAACTACTCATTGTTCTACCAGATGAGCCGACTTACTAGGGTGAAAGGTTGCCTACGCAATGATGATAGACTCGATGCCTTAGCTATGAGTGTTGCCTATTGGATCGAAGCTGTAGCTCAAGATGCTAAAGTGCAGATGGATCTACGCAACCAGAAGGCAATGGAGGATGAGATGCGTGACTTTATGAGCAACGTAGTAGGTGCTAGACCTAAATCTATGACCTTCTTCTAGTCCTCTTTAATAGATACATCCAGAATAGCTTCATCCATGTTGAGGACTTGAGCGCAGTAAATTAGAGCTTCTTTAAAGTCCTCTGCTTCTCCCCTTGTCTCGAAAGTTTCACGCTTTTTAACTAGGATGTCATCTCTTGATGAAAAAGTCTCTTCAGCCATAACTGTAACATTCCAAGTCACGGTGAATCTAACCATCACTTGCACTTCTTTGGCTTGGCCACCTTTAATAGTCTTAATTGTTTTGAACTTCATGGTGTTGAATTATTACCAATAGACAATCACCTTGTATATAAAAAAGCTGCGACTCGCAGGAGAAACTATACTAAAAAACCTACGAGCCGCAGCTTGCGACATGAATAAACAAATATGAAATACACTAAACCACTTAGTGCGCCT